TTGCCTCTTTAGCTCAGTTGGCCAGAGCACGTGATTTGTAATCTCGGGGTCGTTGGTTCGAATCCGACAAGAGGCTCAAAAATAATATTCTCCGTTAGCTCAGAGGCAGAGCATTTGACTGTTAATCAAAGGGTCGGTATATCGTAATTACCACGGAGAGCTGTTTTAGGAGAGGTGGCAGAGTGGTCGATTGCGGCGGTCTTGAAAACCGTTGTACTGCGAGGTACCCGGGGTTCGAATCCCTGTCTCTCCGCAATAATTTTAAAGATAAGAAAAATTATAAAAAAAAACAATTAATTATGGGAAAAGAGAAATATAACAAAGAAGAATTAATAAGATTATTAATTCATGAAGGAAAATCTTATAAAGAAGTTGCAGCTATGCGGGGTGATGGAAGCACTGGAGAAGCTATACGTAAAGCAGCAAATAGATACGGGATAAAAGTATCAGATAGAAAGAAACTAAGAAAATGTGAATATTGTGGTAAAGAGCATGATGGTTCTTTTGGTTCTGGAAGATTTTGTTGTTCAGATTGTGCAAAGAAATATTCACTTAGTTTCAGCAAAGGTAAAAAACCAGAAGATAAATCTACTAAAGAAGAAAAAGTAGAAGAGTCTGTAAAGATAGCTCCTCCTAAGGAATGTACCACTGAATTGTCTAGATTTGATGGAAAATTAACTTCAGATTTATTAGGATATGTAGGTGAATGTGCGACAATGTTTCAATTAGCAAGAGTTGGAATTATGTCATCTAAACCTTGTGGAGTAGATATGATGTAATTGCAGATATAGGAGGAATACTTTATAAAATTCAGGTTAAATCTACTGCTGGCTATATTGATAAAGATGGAGCATTATCGTACAATCTTCAAAATAAATCTGGATTATATAAAAAAGGTGAAGTAGATTTCTTTGCCTTGTATAATTATGTACTTGATATTATACTATTAGTTCCCTTTAGTATACTTGAAGGTAAATATAAGGTGCGTATTCATTTTGGAAAAGAAAAAGATGAATCAGATTTATTCTTTTGGAAAGATTATATTTTATTTGATGTAGCGAAATCTTTATTATCCAGTTAATTAATAATAAGTTTGTGTGATACTCAAGTGGTTAACGAGGATAGACTGTAAATCTATTAGCTTTGCTTTCGGGAGTTCGAATCTCTCTCACACAACATAAAATAAAATTATAAATATGAAAGTAAAAAGATTTAGTAAATTAGATACTCTACAAGATTCTATAAAAATTGTAAGTAAGAAAACAGGAGAATCTCTCACAATAAATAGATTTAAATCTTTTGTAGATATTCTTGGAAAATTTATTAAGAGACTTAGAGAATGGAGTAATAAGAGACCGTCATTTGATATTTACTTAGGTTCTGAGAAAGTAGCAGAATTAAATCTTATAGAAAAGTCCAAAGAAGAATTAAATATAATGTGGATTGAAACTTATGAAGATTATAGAGGTAAAGGATATTCTCAGGCTATTCTAACAGAGTTGATTAGATTTGCTAAGTCTCAAGGTTATAAATATGTTACTCTTGAAGTGCCTGGTAGATCTCCTGATGCTAGACATATTTATGAGAAGCTTGGATTTAAGGATGATGGAGTCTTGACAACCCCAGAAGAAGATTTTTATTGGGGAGGTCTTACTAGAATGAAACTTAAATTGTTTGCAAATATTACTAATGTAACAAGTTTAACTCCATTGAAAAATATAATAACAACTACTACTAGAAAAGCTACCGGACTATCTAATTCTAAAATAGCAACACAAGCAAAGAATGCAGCATTAGATTTACACTCTGTAACTAAAGATGCTCAAAATTCTTTTATATCTCCTAATGGTAATGGATATGTAACTAAAAGTTATTTTACTAAAAGACGTCCTAAAGGAAAGAAAGTTGAGTTTGTAGGAGATTTATTTGGGAATCCTAATCAATTACAGAAACCGAAAGTTATTAATAGCAGCAGTAGTAATAAAGGAGGAAATTCTTCAATTAGTAGTTTAGATGCTAAAAGAATGAATTTAAAACGGTATAATTCTCATAAAACAAGATCTTTGGAAGTAACACCTACTGCACCTGGACAAAATGAGTGGGTTAAACGTGTAAAAACTAATGGACAAGCTAGGTGGGAAAATAATGGGTTATATATTCCTGGTTTTGAGAAATTATAAAAAGAGAAAGGATCAAAATTATGATTAATTTCACAGACCATTTTGATCCCACTAAAAATATAGAAAAAGATTTAGCAAAAGTAGATCTTAGGGATCAATACACATCATTAACAGAAGATGAAAAGATAATGGTATTTCTTCGTCTCAAAGGATTTACACACAGACCTCCAACGATAGAAAGATTATATTCTGATGATTATTATTTAGGTAGTCAGGAATTTTTTGATCATGGAGATGTAATATTTCCTTTTTGGAAAGATGGATTGAAGAGAATTTTTCCAAATGAAGTTACAACAGCAAAACCATTACTCTGTTTATCTGGAGCCATTAATATATCGGTGGCTTATAATTATACTAAAATGCTAGAAAGATAATATAAAATCTAATTAGCAAAAAGGATGATAAAATCCTTTCTCAACGACTAAATGTATAACTCTAGAATGAGAGAACTAGAGATGATATAGTCTGCAATATATAAATAAATATATTAAATAATTTGCGGTATAGGTAAATCTACGGTATCTAAATTAGCTATGACAAATACACTAGCTAGGTTAAGTTGTATGGCTAATCCGTGGAGAACATTTAAATTAGGTAAAAAACCACTTAGTTTTATCATCTTTCATAGAGATGAAGATGTAGCAAATGCTGAATTTCGAAGATGGATGCTAGATGATGTATTAAAGCAGAGTCCATTTTTTAGAAATTTACCACACAGACATAATATAAGAATATTAACTTCTGGTCCTAGGGGTAATGTAGTATAAAAAGTTGCCCTCCATATTAAGAAATTATATGGTAATAAAGTAAGTAAATTCGGTGAAAGGATAATCCCAATACCGAGTCAAGGATCTTAGATAAATCTAAGTAATCTTTGATGTAACGAATAAAGACTTACTAACTTATATAATTATATAAGTTAAATTTATATTCTAAACTATAATAGAGTATTATAGAAATAGATTGGCAGGTGGACTAGGAACTGACTTGATTTTTGCAATCATGTCTGAGGTCAATTTTTGGCCTAACGAAGAAAAAGCCATGGAACGTGTAAATAGTACGTATATTCGTATTACATCTCGTTTTGATGTAAAAGAAAGTTTAACATTAGCCGGAAATCTAATAATTGATAGTTCTAGTAGAGGTGCAGGTGGTCCAACTGAAATATTTCTTGAGAATGCAGAACCTCAATTTACTTGGGATTGTAGACCTTCTCATTATGAAGTTAGAAAAAATCTGTACGAACGTTCAAGGGGAATAACTTTCTCAGTTTATACTGGAGATGGTAAATATCCTCCAAGAATATTAAATAAAAATGATAAAGAAGAGAACTATAAATTAGAAGATGATCAAGACCCTGATAGAGTGGAACATGTACCTATTCAATTATTTGGAGAATTTAAATCTGATTTGATTAAAGCTCTTCAAGATAAATCTGGTATTAATACAGGATCATCAGATAGTTTTTTTGGAGGTACTATAGAACACTTATCTAAATGTTCAACAATAAAGAATAGAATTCCTGAAATTATTACAGTTGATTTTTATGATAAAGAAGATAGGATTATTAATCATGTAGAAAAAATGATTAATCTTATTCCAAGAGGTACTCCTATATGGCTAGGTCTTGACTTAGGTGTAGTAGATGATACAACTGGAATAGCAGCAGTTAGTTTTGATCATTGGGAAAATATAAATAGTACTTTAGTTCCTAAAATTAAGTGTCATTTTGTTTTAGGTGTATCTAGGTTAGAAGGACAAGAGACGAGTTTATTTCACATAGAGCAGTTTATAGAAGATCTTAACAAGAAATTTAATATTATAGTTAGTGCTGACCAAGCTTTTTCTAAACAAATACTTCAATATTGTGAAAGAGAAGGAATTAGAAATAATGGGAGAATTTCTACAGATAATACTCCTTGTGAACCGGCTCTTTATTTGAAGTATATAATAAACAATGAACTTCTTGAAATTCCTGAATATAAAAGATTACAAAGAGAGGCATATGATTTAAGATATGTTGGTCCAAAACGTAAAGTAGATCATCCTAAAAAAGCATCAATATCTCCATTATTTGATAATCCTGATGGTTCTAAGCCAGGAAGCAAGGATTTATGGGATGCTTTAGCTTCTAGTGTTTATTCTTTAAAATTATCTATTGATGAAGGAGAAGAGATGGGATATTCTTCAGGAATAGCTAAACAACTCGAATCTCTTACTAAAATAACAGCGGATCCAAGAGAAGAGTCACAAAAAGAACTTCAAAACATGTTGGAAAATATATTTTAAGATTCTTTTTCCATAATATATAATCAATTCCTAGGATGGCCAGAGGAAAGTGGTCTATTGTTCGATCAAGTCCTAGGAACAGAAAAAAAAGAAAAGAGATATATTTCAATCTCTTTCTTCCATACGTTTTACAAATTCCCATTCTTCTGGAGTAACATAATCCAGAACGCTTTTTGGAATTTCTACTTCTCTATCGTTTAACATTAATTTAACTTTAACAAATAATTTATTAGGAGTAATATCTACATCAGTTACTACTCCATAAAATCCTGTTTTACGAGATTTAACTTTATCTCCTACTTTTAAATTTTTCATAATTTTCTATATTTATTATTACACATATAAGGTTTTTAGAGCTTATGATAATACTACGAAAACAAAAATATAAAGAACTTCCCTGGACCAAAGAAAATATAGAAAAATATAAGTCACAGGAGAATATGTTAAAGCACGCAAGAAATACACCAGGAAAAACGGCTGGAAAATTATTAATAAACCCAGCCAAAGATGAGTTGGTGGGATATATAGCGTGCGAAGAAGATACTATTATTGCTCTAGAAGTTTCTCCGGGGTATAGAGGAAAAGGAATAGCAACTGATTTGATAAATTCTTCTGGGGCTAATAAACTTACAGTATCAAAGAAAAATATAAATGCGATAAATTTATATAAGAAACTTGGATTTGAAATTATATCAGAAACTCCAAAAATATATTTTATGGAGAAATGATTGAACTATAGTATAATTGGCAATACACCAGATTTTGGTTCTGGGATTTCCTGTTCGAGTCAGGATAGTTCAACGAAAGAAAATAATAATAACTAATAAAAACTATGTTGAGAGTTAAAAGATTTAGTAAAGTTACTGATAAAGTTAAAGAAATAGGAAAATCTATTGAACATACAGTAACTCATCCTAAAGAAACTGGTAAGAAGGTGGTGGAGTATGTAAAGAAACACCCAGATGAAGCCATAATTCTTGGAACATCTGATATTGTTCCTGGAGTTGTTGCTGCCAAACTTGCAAAAGCTGGAAAAACAAAACAAGCAGCTATCGCAGGAACTATTGCAGCACTTCCTATTGGTGGTGCATATGTATCAGGGAAAATAGCTATTCGAAAATGGAATGAAAAAAGAAAGAAGAATAAATAGAATAGATTCGAGATGTAGTTCAGTAGATAGAACGCTTGGTTTGGGACCAAGAAGTCGCACGTTTGAGCTGTGTCATCTCGACCTAGATAAATAGACGATGAGATATCGTGGAATTACTAACATGAATTATAAACCTTTAGGAAGAGTAAAAGTCGCGAGTTACTCTTCCACTACTAAGGATGACATGTTAATAATACAAGGATAGTTTGATATCTCGGGAAGCTATAAAATTTAATTCATGATAGATACTAAATTATTACCAGTACCTTTAGAGTATTCTTGTCCAATAGTAATGAGAGTAAAACTTCCCAGAAGAAATGATAGTGGGAGATTAAACTATTATACGTATGTTCCAGAATTAGGTACTTGGGTATTAGAAAAGATGAGAAATTCAGTTTTTAAGAAATTACAAAAATTAAATATAACTTTTAGGGACTGGGAAAATAGATGGTTACTTAAATTACAACCATCTGATATGTATTCAGAACTTTGGGTAGATAAAATAATAGAAGTTTATTATAAAGATAAATTACCAAATACAAAAAGTTATATAAAAGATCAATTATTGTTAGATAATGATTATGTATTTACGGGTGTTATGGTTAAAGAGGATTTAATGGATATATTTATTAAATCTCGGGAGGGTAGTTTTATAGACATAGTATATAATTATGATTTAGTACCTAAAATAATCGAAAAACTTACAGATGAAATATGTTTACAGTATTTAAATGATAATAATGAATATGAAAAATACTATACTACGTATTCAGATTTTATTTCAAGAGGGCTAAATTGTAGGTATTATGCTGCTAAACTTAGAAAAATAACGCTTAGTAATAAAGAATATCATTCGAGTAGATTAAAGACAACAGAAACTTATATTACAGAATCAAAAGCTAAGTTTGGAGAAAATTCCTTTGAATATTTATCTGAATATACTGGAAGAATTGATAAAATGACTTTTAAATGTAATAAGTGCGGAACAACTTTTTCGGTTTTAGCAAAAACACATTTAGAAAGTTCTCATGGTGGGTGTCCAGTTTGTAATACTAATTCTATAAAAGAAGATAGAAAGTTTTCTAATCAAGACTTTCAAAATAGGTTGAATAATATTTATGGAATTGGAAAGTATAAGTTAATATCTAACTTTATCAATTGCAAGACTACTGTGGAAATTTTAGATCTGGAAACAAATACTATATTTAAACAAGATCCAGAGAATTTATTATATCATGGACTTACAGATCCTAGTACTGTTACTAAATCAAAGGGAGAACGATTAGTAGAGCTTTGGATTAATAAAAATTCAGATAAAATATTGGATTATAAGTGGAATACTAAAGTAAGTGGAATAGAGGGCAGGTGTAGAGATTATGTTATGATTGATTTTATTATTAACTATGGTGGGAAAACCATATGGATTGAATATAATGGAATTCAGCATTATACATATTTTTCACTATATCACAAATATGATAAAAATCTTTTTGATGACCAAAAAAGAAGAGATGAAAATGTAAGAATTTATTGCAAACAGAATAATATAATGTTGGTAGAAATTCCTTACACTATAAGTTCTTTTAAAAGAGTTTCTGAATTTTTAAATAAAGTAGTTTTTGAAAATATTGATCCAAGTACTTTAGTAGATTATAATCTTTTATATGAAACTACAAAAGGAAAATAATATAAAATTTAAATTGAAATATGAAATTTATTGCAAAATTGTTTTCGACAATGCTACCTGCATCTGACAGTAGTATGATACCTCGAGATGTTGCGGAATCTTTCTTTAGTAGCCAAGAGTTTAAACAAGCCTTAGAGGATAGAAAGCTCTTTGGAACATTAACACACTTAGCCAGAAATCTATCATCTGCCAAAAATGGTGGTCCTGCAGTATCTAAGACTATAGGGAAAGATGATCTCCTTTATTGCTAATAATGAGAGGCATAGATAAAAAGTTTATGAAAATGTTTTTAATTGCTGGAAAAAATAATAAATTAAATCAGCAAAAATAGATAATAAAATCTATTTCTCAACGACTAGAGTAAACACTAAGAATACCGATTAATTCTTAGATAATATAGTCTATTATTGATTTTAAAATCAATTAGGTTAAGTTATTAATTGGCGAAAGTTCACCTACACATGTGTTAACTAAAGTTTGGTTCGAAAATGACGGCTGGTGCTATGGGGAGTTTGAGGTTCTCTCCGAAGATGGCCTAGACGATGAAGCTATACAAAGAATCAGAAGAGTAAAGGGCCTTCTTAAAAATGGTTGCAAAATTGGAATTTCCTGTGTCGTTCTTTAATTAACTGAGACTTAAGAAATTCATAAGTTCTTAAGAAAATTTCATAAAATGCTGGAAAGGTTAGAATCAAATCAGCATCATCTAGCAGATAGCGAGATGTTCAACGACTAAAGATGGAACCTAGATTTTTAGGATAATATAGTCTAAATTTAATAGCAAGCAATATATTAAAAAAATTGGGATATTGGGAAAATTCTAGCGGAAGTGACTATTTAAAGCGTATGGTTGCGCTAAAAGGGGCTGACCTTACATTAAACCCTTCTTGGAAAAATGCGGGTATAGTTTCAATTGATGGTTCTGAGAGCGAAAAAACATTCTCTGAACTTGATATAGAGTATGATCCTGAAGCTTATAAGGATACAAAAATAAAAGTTAAGCAATTTTCTAACTTCGATTCGGGAGATTTATTAAAGTCTTCTAAGATTAATGGAAAGTTTACGCAATTAAAAGCTAAATCATTTTCATTTAATTCTGAAATAAATTCAATAGAAGATACTATCGTTAGTGAATCTGTAATAGAAGAACCTATTCAAAAAGATTTCTCAGTTGCTACAGTTAAAGAGAGAGTTAGAATTGGAAAGATGTCCCCTCGCCAAAGATTTCGTCTACTTGTTTTAGAATATAAGCAAGCAGTAAAACAAGCTGGTGGTTCTGAAAAGATGGATCCAGAAACGCTTAGAGTTATGAAATCTTTATTTACCACTGATCTCTTGGATATTATGAAAACGATTACCCCTGAGATTATGAAAGGAAAGAATCCAGGAACATTACTTGGAGCATCTAGTTTAGGTAAAAATGTACGTATAAGTGTACAAAAATTGTTTTTACCTTATAAGATGGCCCTTCAAGAAGTTACTAAGATGAATGCTATCTCTAAGAATAGATATCAAAAAATACAAGCAGCTTATGTAGACTTCACAAACGCAATGTTAGAGGAAATATTCGCGCCAAAGAATGGTACGAAGAAAGAAGAGCCAGTAGAAGAAGAAAACCCTGAAGAAAACAGTTAAAAGATTATGAAAGTAGAAAGACGTAAATTATTCTCTTCTTCGATTTCTCCACGGCGCAAGTTATTTTCAGGTGGAGTAACTCAGGCAGAATATAAGAAAATTCAGTGTAGAGATTGTGGTTATATTATGGATACTTTAGCCACTACAACTAACTTCTTATGTCCTAAATGTGGAGCTGTAAATAGATTTAATGTTTTAGAAGTTACACCAAGTCCTGAAAATACTCCTGAAGCTGTACAAGTCGAAGTATCAAAAATTGAAGAAGTAGAAAAAGGATTCTCAAGACGTTCGTTATTCGGCGGAGATAATAATGCCGCTGTACAAAAAGAATTTTCAGAACCGTCGAACGAATTTGAGGTAAAATTAAAAGAATTTTCTGGCAAAACTTTAAATGAATCAGAAGTTGTTAAGGCATTTGGTATTTCCGCCGAAGATTTAGTTGAAAAAGGTTTTGCTAGTACTGATGAAGATAATAAAGTTACTATTCCTGAAACTGCATTCTTACAATCTAAATTATTCTCTAAGTTAATCGTATCAGTGACTAAGATTTTGGATTTAGACCCAATAGAAGGACCTAAGGAAGACATAATTAATATGTTAGAATCTAAAGGATCTTTAGGACCGAAAGGTATAATGCTAATTAAAAAAGCTCATTCTCTTCCACTTGAAGAAATGAAAGAAGTTGAGTTCTCTAGCACTGAAGAAGTAGAGGATTGGATTAAAGATTCTGGAATTATTGGAGACTTAAAGATAGAGTTTGGTAATTCTGCAATGGGAATTAAAGAATTTACAAAGATCCTAGAAGAGAGATATGATGATGCTCCAGATAATATAATAGATATATTAATTGATCGTGGAGTAATCAAAATTCAAGGAAATCAAGTTGATATAATGAAATAAAATATTTATAAAACTCAGTATGAAAAATACAAGATTTATGGAAGTCCTATTCTCAGCTGTAGAGGATAAGGATGAAGAATTAGCAAAGCAAGTAGCCAAAGATATTGAAGATGCTAAGGCTAATGGCTCTGTTGATACTGAAGAAGTAAAATATGAAAATATCGGTGACGGTAAAGTTTCAGTAACAGACAAGGAAAATGGCGAAGTTACTATCGTTGAAAAGGCTTCTGATGAGGATGATACTTATGATATGTATCCAGCTGAACAATCTGAACAAATCGAGGGATATCTTCATCCGGAAGGGGATGGAGTAACTCCGGGTAATCAGGTAGGTGCAGCTGACGAGGAAGTTGAAAATCATATGGATGGTAGTGCTGTTATTGCACCAAATCTTCCTGATGGTGGTTTAAATCCAGCAGCTGGTCATGAAGAAAGTGTAGAAATTACTGCACAAGAAGGTCCTGAAGCTGTAGAAGAATGCGAAGAAAAAGAATTCTCTGTAAGTACTGATAATAGCGTAGTTCTTAGAATTTTCTCAGATCAAGAATTTTGTGAAAGATTATTCTCAGAAGTTATTGAATCAGAAGAAACAGCTAAAGTAGGTGATCTTAAAGTAGAAAAAACTGGTGAAAATGAAGTAGTTGTTACGTCAGAATCTACAGGTGATCAAGCAAAGGTAGAGTTTAATGGTGAAGATATGGATGTTACTGAGCTAGAATCTAAGAATTTTAGTGAAGCAGAACAGTTTGATCCATTGTTTGTAGTAGGAGTAGATCCAGTAAATCATGTTATTGTAGATGCTCCAGAGTATGACGAAGCATCAGCTCAAGAATTAGTTCAGAGTTTAACAGAAAAAGGAGTAGCAGGAGTTAGAATTTTTTATAACCCCGAAGACGCTCGTGAATATGCTATCGATCTCTTGAATGGTCTTGGTGTAGTTGAAGATGAACAACTTGGAGAACCTGAACAAGCAGAATTTTCAGATCATACTATTTACTTAACTGAATTCCAAGCTGATAATACAGACTTTATGTGTCGTTTCTTCTCTGAATCTGTAGATAGTATTAGTGCAACTCAGGATGCTATTGAAGATGCTATTGAAAATGGTGATGAGATTGAAACAGATTCTGAAGTTATTACACCTATCGATTCTAAGACTGCAGTTATACAGGATAAAAATAAAGATGAATTTACTAAAGTTAGTTTAGAAGGTGAAGAAATGGAGCTTGAAAAGATAAGCGAAGATCAAGCAGAAGAGTTGACAGATCATATCGTTGTTTCTGAAGAAGAGGAAGACGAAGATGAGGAAGAAGAAAAAGAATTCTCTGATGTTTGGTGTGACGAAGCAGAAACTAAATTTTTCTCAGAAAATGAAGAACTTACTCAGTATATGATTCGTTTGTTCTCTGAAGAGGCTGATTCTGCTGAAATTGAAAGCGCAATCCAAACTGGCGAACAAGTAGAAACAGATAAAGAAATTATTACGCCTATCGATTCTAAGACTGCAGTTATACAGGATAAAGAAAATGGCGAATTTACTAAAGCTGAGATGGATGAAGAAGTTCTTGATGTTAATCCTATCTCAGAAGCAGAAGCCGATAATCTAACAAACAGTATTGCAGTAGAAGATAAAGTTGAAAATCATGAAGAAAAAGAATTTTCTGAAGATATCTACTGTAATGAGGCAGAAACTAAATTCTTCTCTGAAGGTGAGGAATTTACTGAATATATGGTTCGTCTATTCTCTGAAGAAGATGGTCATTGTCCAGTAGAAAAAGCTATTGAAACTGGTAAGAAAGTAGAAACAGATAAAGAAATCATTACTCCAATTTCAGCTACAGAAGCAATTATAGAAGATAAGGAAAATGGTGAATTTACTAAGGCTACTATGAGTGAAGATGATATTGAATGTCATCCATTATCAGAAGAAGAAGCTGACAAACTTGAAGAACATTCTATTGATAAAGAAGAAAAGAAATTCTCAGGAGATTATGAAGATCCTATTCTTAATAAATTCTTCTCAGATGTTGTAGGTGCAGTTCCTGTTCCTGCTGGAGAAGTAGATCCTAATACTCCTGTAATTCCTTTAGCTGATCCTAATGCTGTAGCTCCTCAGGAAGTAGCAGTTCCGGCAGGTGTTGCTCCTGCACAAGGTGGTGCTACTAGTGTTGAAGCTATTGAAGATAAAGCACTTCAGGCAGTTCAAAGTATCCAAGCAGTAGCAGAAGAAGCAGCTCAGCAAATTATGGAAGCAAAACAAGCTCCTGCACAGGCTCAAGAACAAGATCTTCAGGAAGCTCAGTTCTCAGAAAAGAAATTCAGTGATACAAATGATACTCTAGTATCATGGTTGACTGGAAATAGTTTTCGTAAGTAATTAAATATAAATAGATAGGTTTATGGTTATCCTCAAAAACCATTTTACATAAACTAAAAATAATAAAAACATTATATACATTATGAATACACAGTATTTGCAAATGATGCAGACTCCTTCAATGATGGAGGCTCTTATTAATAGCTCAGTATCAGCAGAAGATGCTAACCTTCGTTCTCGTGAATATGCTAAGATGTTCTCTCGTAACGATGAAATGAAAGATTTGTTTGGTCTAGGTAATGCAGGTAATTTGCTGCAGAAGACTTTCTCTGGTTATGCAGAAACTCCGTTGCTGTCTACTCAGTATTTCAATGCTTCTGTAGCTTCTTATGTAAGCTCATTCGCAGGTTATATGTCTATCGAACGTGACTTTGATCAGCCTAATGGTTTGTTCTATTGGTTCGACGTTTTGGGTGTAACTGATATGCGTTCTGTTATTCCTAACTTAGGTCCGGATAACTATCAGGATATTCAAGCTATGGGTAACTTTACTTTGAATATTACTCCGACTACTAATGCTGACTACTCTTCTTTGATTGGTCGTAAGATTATCCCTGGTACAGTACGTGTTAAGATTGCTACTGCAACTGAAAAATTCGAATTGATCGATAATGGTCAGGGTGCTTTCATGGCTGTTGCTGGTAAGATTTCTAACGGTACTATCAACTATTTGAATGGTCGTGTAGAATTTACTTTGGCTACTGCTTTGGCTGGTGATGCTGCTACAGAAACTATCACTATTGTAGGTAAGGAAGATGTTACTGGTACTCCTTGTAATACTATTGGTGCTTCTAATGCACATGCTAATGATAAGAGATTTATCGCTAAGATGCAACAGCTTGGTTTGGCTACTGTACCTGATATGTTGGTAGCTGAATATAACATTGCTGCTTTAGGTGCTATGAAGAAAGCAACTGGTTCTGATATGGCTACTTTCTTGTTCACTAAGCTTCGTGAATTGTATACTAAGGTAATTAACTATAAATTGGTTTCTACTTTGGAAGAAGGTTATAATGGTAACGTTATGGCTGACTTGGATTTGACTCAGGGTGCTATGACTGGTCAGTTCATGGATTATCGTTCTAGAGTTGACTTGTTCGATGCTTACTTGATTAATGTTGAAAGTGCATTGGCAACTAAAGCTGTTAAGGGTGTTGATGTTACTGCCTATGTAGCTGGTAATATGGCATCTAATCAATTCCAGAAGGGTGGAATGATTGGTAAATGGGAACGTAATACTAAGATGACTTATATCAATGACCTGTTGGGTTGGTATAATGGTATTCCTGTACTTCGTTCTACTGATATTGCTGAAGCTCCGGGTGAAGGTACTTTCTATGCAATTCACAAAACAAAAGATGGTCAGATGGCTCCGCTTGCACGTGGTATCTATATGCCTTTGACTGATACTCCGACTATTGGTAACTACAATAACCCAACTCAGATGGCTTCTGGTATCTACTATCAGGAAGGTACTAAGTATATGGCTCCTGAATTGGTACAGAAGGTTACTTTCAAATTTGGTATCTAATTAAACCATAAAAATCATTTGGATCGTTAAACTCTCAGATCCCTAAAGAATAAAATGATTTTAAACAAAGAGAGGGATTCCCTAGGTCTTATAGACTTAAGGTTCCTTCTCTTTTTAATTTTTACAATTATGGCAAGTACATTTAGATTAAAGAAAAAATTATATTCTGATGATAAAGGCGGAATGAGTACTGGGAAAAAATTAGCTTTAGGTGGCCTCGCAGCAGGTGCAGCCATTCTTGGGGCTAAAAAAGGTGCATTTGGTGCTAACATAATGGCTAAAACTAATACTGGACTAATGAAAGCTGGTAAAGCTGTTGGAGGAAAAGTTGGAGATAGAATGATGATGTCTGGAGCTAAGGATTTTGGAGTTGCACGAGCTAAACAAATTGATAATGCACTTTTAAAGAAAACAGGATCTCAGATGACAAAACAAGCTTTTAATGCAAAAGCTGATCAAAAAGGTATGCAGGCACTTGGAAAAATTATGAAATAATTATGGCAACTTATAAGCTTAAAAGAAAAAATTTTGGATTATTTTCTCCATTCGCCAAAACAGCGGCAAATTGGACTGCAGCAAAAGGAGCTTTTAAAGCAGGAGAAAATGCCAAAGGTTTTAAGAATTTAGCTTCTACTGTGGGAAGAGGCACTATTGGAATAGGTAAAGGATTAGGTGTTGCTGCCGCCGGAACTGCTGCATTAGGTGCTGGTACATTTTTAGCAGCAGAAAATAAAGCTAATAGTTAAGGAAGAAGTTAATCCCTGAAAATTAATTTTAAAATATTAAAATAAGTTTTATGAGTGATGTAATTTACAGAGGTCTTAAACTCTCTTCTAATAAATGTAGGTATTTTCAAGTAAAAGAAGGACAAATAAGCTCTATAGTAGAGGATACTTCAAGATCTACTCTCACTCTAACTTATTCTCCAGGAAGTACTTCTGGAAGTTTATCAGATCTTTTAGGAATACCGTGTACTGAAAAAAGAATTGACATGCTCCCTACAGGACTTCCTAAATTATTTAAAAATACTTATGTTACATTAAATGGACTTAAGTTAAGAAAATTAACTTATGATCCACATACTATTAATATAGTTATTGTAAATGACTCAGAATCTAGAGTTATCCAAAACTATAATTATACAACAATAGTAGTTTCGGAAGGAGATTATAAAAATCCTGAGTTTATAAATTTCTTGTTTTACTCTGGAAATCTTATATATCTTCAACCTATTGGACCTAGACCAAGCTGTTATGAGATAAGAAATTTTCCTAAAATTATAATTAGTTCAGATGATGTTACACTTGAATCTGAATCTGAAACAATATTTACATTAAGAAGGAAATATAATGATTATGTTATAAGAGCTGTAGATTATCAAGATCAATTTATTCTAGAATTACGTAAAATTTTAGATGATTATGGTTTAGAGTTAGTTAGAATTAATAAAGAAACTACATTAACTAAAACATCACATGTTGTTTATCAATTTCTTCAGACTCCAGTGAAAGATAATCATCCTAAGTATTCTGATGATAAAGTAATGCAGCATAAAATACCAGTTGAATTTTATCTAAGAAGTACTGATATGCCATTATTCTTTGACTTTAAAAATAGATATATGAATGTCACATTACTTACTAATTTCTGTGAATTCAAAACATCAGATAGATATGGACAAAGATGGACAGCTGCAATAAAATGGGGAGGAATAACTGAAGATTTTAACCAGACATATCAACAAGATGATAATTCAAATTTCTCTTATCAATGTCAATTCAGATGTGAACTATTTTTCTATGAAGTAATTGATGATAGATATAAATTCCTAGAAGAAATAGTTCAGAATATAGAGTTTGAACGAAATAATCCAGATTATCATTATGAAGTTCCGGTTGATACTGAAACAACAATTATAAACAAAGGGTTATGATAAATTTTAGAAAGAAGAAATACCTTATCCAAAATTTAATGCCGGACGCTATTGAATATTTAAAGAAACAAGGATTACGGCCTAATATTATAACTCCAGAGCAAGCAGATAGCGTTAGTAGAGTTAATTCTAAGGCTATGGTTTTAGTTTCATTTATAAAAAATGAGTCTGGATATTATCAAATTCAAGTACAGGATAAGGAATTATACAATTATACTCAAAAATTAATCAAAGATATTTTTAGAATGAGAATAACTGATATTAATAAAGAAACCAGAGTAATCACAGCAGAAACTGATCACTTAGGAATAGCTTTTGATATTATAGAAATTCTCGCTACAAAATATAATTTATCAGTTGTGGCATGATTAAATTTAGACAGAAAGAATTTACAGAATATGATGCAATGAGAAGTCTTTATGTAAAACTTATGCGATATTCTGATAGAAATAAATTCGGAGTAATAGATACTAGTGCATTAATTCCTGTTCTTAGAGGAAATAATGTAGTAATCGAAAGATTTGTAATTAGTACTTCTATGTTTGGAAAAGATAAATATAGAATGTATCTAAAAATTGGTGCCAAAGCAAAGTTACCAGATGAGGTTAGACTTCCAGGTAAAACATATGATAAACGTCTTGGAAATATGCAATTAAACGTAAGTCATTCTATATTTGCGCCAAAAGATAGTGATCCAAATTGGAATAATAACAATAATGGAGGAAATAATAATACTTCTTTAGGAGACACTTCTGGACCTAGGAATGATAATCCTGAAGAAAGAAGAGGTGGAAAAAAGAAAGAAAAGAAGTATTCAGAATTTCCAGGATCAATTTTAGAGCAAAGAGAATTTAAGAGTAAAGGCGGTGATAAACAATATCCCTATCTATCTGGTTCATTCTCTCCTTCCTTTGATCTATCTTATGAAGTTTCTGAATTGCTTGGAGAGGCTATCAAATATGATAAAAAATCAAGATCATTGGTCTTAGAATTCAAATCTATCGAAGATGCTATTAATGCATTGAATATATTACCCTTCGGATTAGGTTATAAAATATATTTACTTAATGCATGATGATTGTAAAGAGATTTTCTCAAACCAAGATATTAAATACTAATAACCCAGCTCTTGGTTTCACTAAAGGGAGAAAATATGATACAGATATGGATAGACTGGGTAGAATGAATACTTCTCAACGTGAATTAGCTGGAATCGGTAATTTAGGAAAAGAAATGAGAAAATTAAATCAAGAATTAAATCGTGGAGGAAGAGGTAAATGGCAAGATACAGATTAAAAAGAAAATGTTACAATGCACTAACTGAAGCTGCCGGAAATACACTTGGAGGAGTTACAGAAGGAGTTGGTAAAGCTCTTGATAATAAAGTAGCCGGAATCGCTGGTGGTGTTTTAGGAGCTACTAAATTAGGAGGAACTATTGGAACAATGATAGGGGGACCATTTGGAAGTATTTTAGGTATGGGAGCTGGTTATCTCTTAGGTTCTGCAGCTACTAGAGGTCTTGGAAAAGGTCTTAAAACTGCCGGTCAAGATATGCAGACTTAATTATAGGAGGATTTAGATTATGATTAAGTTTAGACAAAAAGAATTTTTTTGGGGAATGGCTTTAAATGCTGCAGGGGCTATTGGTACAGGTCTTTCTCTAAAACAAGGCTCTGATCAAATGAAACAAGCTGAGGAACAAGCAGCACAGGCAGAGGAGCAAAATAGAAAGATGACCAAAGCTTTAAATAAAATTGCAGAAAACGCAAAAAATAATCCACAAGCAGCACAACAAGCAGCAGATGTAATGGGACAAAAACAGTTTGCTCAAATAAATTTTGCAAAACTTACAGCAACTCTTAAGAATAATAAAACTTTAGGAAATGCTAAAGGTCTCGCTAAAGATGTTGGTAAAATTGTGTGGAAAGGAAAAAATAAGCTGATTGGTGGAACTATGATGGGAGCTACAATGGCAGGAGCTTCATATCTTACTGATAAAGCAATTCAAAAAGATATGAAGAAAAATGGAATGCCTCTTGAAAAAACCTATTCTGCTGGATCTATAATGAAAGCAGTAAAAGGTACTGGAAAAGTTTTAGGAGAAGCTGCAAAAAAAAATAAAGGAACGTTAATAACGATGGCTGCTCTAGGTTCTGCTCCCATGGCTCTCGGATACTCTGCTGAAAAAGCTCAATATAAAGATCAGATGGCATTAACTCAGAGAAACTATGCAGTCCCTGGAGTAATGGCAGTTAAAAGATTACTTACTGGCGCTTCTAAATCTGTAAGAAATTCACAGATATTTAAAACTCCTGGACAAACAATTTTAGGTGGACTTTCTAATTTATCTGGCGGAGGTGGTCGAAAAGGTGTATACAAATTCGGTCATCAGTTAAATAGATATGGAAAACACTCAGGTTCAGTATGGTCTCAAAAAGCAGGTAAATTCATTATGGATAACCCCAAAACAGCCTTAGCAGGTAGTATTCCAGTCGGTGCTGCAGTTTTAGGAGCAACATGGGGAACTGGAGAGAAAATAGTAAATAAAACAGCTCGGGCTCTAGATAAAGATGCTTTCAAATATCAAGATTCTAAAAATCAAGAAATACAATGATTATAAAAAGAAAATTATTCACTAAATACGACGATACTGATAATCTTAAAAGAATGAAGGATTCAGATATTCTTGCTGAAAAACCAAAACAGGCTCCTGGATATGGTTCTGTAGCTGGGGCTGCTCTTGGTGGGGCTGCTCTTGGTGGAACAGTTGGTTCTGTAGCTGGAGCTTTTGGAAAGAATAAGGCAGGTCGTAGTTTACTCGGAAGAATGGGTAAAGGTGGAAAAACTGGATTAGTTGTTGGTGGTCTTCTAGCAGGTGGAATGGCTCTTCGAAATAGAAATAAACAAGCTGAAAATAATGAATGGTATAATAAAAGACTTAATTATGCTCAAAGACAGGCTAGACGAAGAGAAAAACAAGATTGGAAGACGAATATGACTCAAAGAGATGGTTATTCCTATTAAAACTAATAAAAATTATGGCAAAATTTAAACCAAAGAAAATAATCAGAGATGTAAAGGAGTTTTATAAAAATAATCCTACGGCAAAAATTACTACTGCCACTGCTGGATTTTCTGGAACTAATCTTGCTATTAATGCTACTAGAAAAAATTCTGATAAAAAATATCAAGAAGAACAACTAGAAGCAATGGATAAATTAACTAAAGCACTTGGAGGAGTTAATAAAACTTTAAAAGAGGTAGAAGTAAAAGAACCAAAAAAGACAACCTCTTATAAATTTAAAAAAATCTTTTCCGAGAGAAATGATAATAATATGATTACATTTAGAAGAAAAGACTTTAGTATATTATCTGATACTGTTAAAGGAGCTATAATTGGTGGAAACGTAGCTACCCTAAGTTTACCATTATCCGGAAAAGATGCTAAAAATATTAAATATGAAGGGAGTAATCCTACTTTCCGAAAATTAAATGCTCTAAGTCCATTTGCTAAACGACTTGGAGTAGTAGCCGCCGGAACATTAGTCGGAGCAGCTCTTGGAGCCTTAGTTGGTACTATAAAAAAAGGTGATGAGGCTATTTCCAGAAAGTTAACAGTTGACAATAGATTAATGGATAGAGTAGTAGAGGATCTTAAGAAAACAGGTTTTAAAGAAGGCTCCGATTTTACAAGAGATCCTAAAACGGCGGATTCTCTTAAATCAGCAATAAGTGTAGCTATAACAAGAAATTCTGGTGAACTTAGACTTCTAGTAAATACAATAGCAGATAATAAACTAAAAGATATAACAAAAAACATAATACGAAATCTACCAAACTCAAGTGCAGTAACAGAAGAAAGTAAAAGTAGATATAATGAGATTTCTATAACTACTATATCTGATGGAACCGCTGATGTTGGTTTAATAGCTGGAATATGTGAAAAATTTATAAGAAATAAATATCCAGTATATCTCGTAGAAGTTGGTTAAATAAAACAATTAATTATTATATTTAAATTATGGCACAATGGACTGAAACTCTCGAACCGTATGTAAAAGTTATAGAGAGAGTACATACCGCAGCTCTTAATCCTACTGCAGGTGAAAGTTTAATTATCGGAGTGACTTTAATTTCTGATGCAGGCCCAGCAGTTCCTACACTGATCTCTAGTCAATCTGAATTCTTAAAAACTTATGCTTCAGGGGACTTAACAGAAGATTATATGGCATCCTTGAATAATCTTTATCATGATGCTAATAATACAGGAGATAAAAATGTAGCTGCAACAATGTGGATGAATGCTTATAGATTGGCTGGCTCTAATGTTATGCTGGTTTGTAGAGCATCTAAAGCTAACGATATCTACTACGCTAAACCCATGACTAAAACTGATTATAGTACATATATCCTTAGAGATGGTGCTTTAATGAAGGGATTTAGAGATGCTGATAAAGGTGTCGTTAAGTTTGTTCTTGATATTGATGGTGATGATGCAGAACATGATCAAGATGGATGGTCAATTAATTTGAATGGAGTAGGTATTCTTGGTAATCGTACCACCGATGATGGTCCTCAATATGATTACTATGTAAGAACTCTCCCCGACTTAGTAAATCAAATGAATGAAACTAATAAATTCTTCTCTCCATCTTATAAATTCTTCACAGATCCTAATAATATCATCTCTGAAAATGAAACAACTGATCCCGATAAAGCAAAGGCAGTTGTATTCTATGAACTTTATCTAGGACAGGATATGCTAGATACTTCAGACTCTAGATGTCCACTAGGAAAGCAGTATATCGTGATTTGTGAACCTGATTGGACTAGTGATAATCCTAATCAAAAACTTATAGATATTAATGCTTCCGCTTGGTCTGGTTTCGAAGAACAGAAATATTATGCAGTTAATCAATATAACTCTAATACTGATCTGAGAGTTAGAATTAGACGTTTTAATCATGATGCAGTAGTTACCAAAGAATTAACTAACCCCGCTTTGAACGAAAACTCTGATTCTCCTTATATGGTACTATCGGCCGTTCTAGATACCTATACTAAGAAAGGAACAGTAGAACCGTCAGAAAGTATCCTACAGCGAGATTTTTATGAAGTCGCTGTTCTTGATCCTAATATTTCTGACGAAGTACAGTTCTTTAATATAGGTAAAGTAACCGGCCGTGGAGATATGGAAGTATCAGAACTCAATGAACTCCTAAGTATGATTCAACTTCAACTCCCTGACGATATGAGAGAGCTTGGATTGAACTACTATGGATACGGAGCTGATGATAAAGTATGGGTAGAACTTGATCCTAATGACCCAAATGCAGGTTCTTATAAACAAACAGTTTCTTCAATGACTGATCTTTACAACTCAAAAGGTATGTCAGTTGGAGATGTTTACCGAGTTGGATCTGGAAGTTCATATAAGTACTATGAATATCAAGAGAATGGTGGAGATCAAGTTTATGCAAAATTAGGCGTAGATCCAACTGAAACAGATATTCTTGATGTATCTGAATCGGATCTTAAGAAAGCACTTGACGAAATCAACATTCAGGAAATCTATGTGGTTGAAGGATTATGTGACCTTGGAAATACATCACTAAGTTTCCAGAATTACTTGGCTAATATGGCTATCAATTCTAACTATTTCTATCCAGTATCAACAGTTCAGAGCACAAATTATATGACTATCGCTAATAATGCAACTAAAATAGCACAAGATTCATATAAACTCTATCTGTCTGCACCTTGGGATATCGACTCCGGTACATTTGGATGGAAATATTATTGCTCACCTGCTGTTGTTTACTGGGAAGCTGTAGCTAGAAACCGTAGAAATAATGCAGAATTTGCTCCCGTGCTTGGACAAACTAATGGTATTGTTCAATATCAGAGACCTATGACGGAGTTTAATAAGAAAACTCGTCAACTTCTGCTCTCTAAACGAGTAAATACTGTACTCTGGAATTATCAAACTAACGCTTGGAATATGAATGATAACTATACTAAGCAAAGTGTAGATAATATTGTTTCAGATGAAGGTAATTCTCGTTTAGCTATTCGTATCTCAAAGGCTATGCCTGTACTACTTAAACAGTATATAGGCTGGAGAATTGCACCAAAACTATGGGAAAGTGCGATTGGAACTATCGATTAATTATGTAGTCGCCTATTTACAATATTATAAATAGGAAAATTATACTAAAATGCTGGAAAGAATCTTATTATCAGTTAAGATAATCAAATCAGCAAAATATCTAAACGAAATAGATGTTCTCAACGACTAAATGTATAACTAAGTTTGAAATATAATTTAGATGATATAGTCTGCTTATTAATAATTACTAATAATTTAAAAGTACTGGTTCAAATCAACTATTCTCCCAATGTCTTATAATATTGATGATTACCGTATTATCATTGATGAGACAAATAACCCTGTTCAAATCCAACGACAAAATAAGATGGTAGTTAACGTTCTTGTCCGTTAAACAAATAGCGGCTTATAAAATTAATAAGAAAAGTAAGAAACTGCTGGAAATTTATAATTAAATATCAGCAAAAGGTAGTAAAAACTATCTTCTCAACGACTAAATACTTACACCAATAAAAGGTATGATATAGTCTGAACTTTAATAAAACTTATTAAGAAAATTATTAACAAATTGTATCAAAGAGCGTTAAAATATGTAATTGTCTACCATGATATCTTTAAACAGTTGAAGCATAGAAAATTAAATTCTATGAAAATGTTTTTAATTGCTGGAAAAAATAATAAATTAAATCAGCAAAAACTATTAAAAAAATAGTTTCTCAACGACTAGAGTAAACACTAAGAAATTTTCTTAGATAATATAGTCTCCTTTTAATAAAAATTAAAAAAATTTGGGGACGTTGGTATGCAACTTGCAGTCTCAGAGTATGAAGATACAAGAGGAGCAACCCTTGAATAACAAAAGGCAAATTAAAATAAAATCAATAATAGATAGTATGTTGGAGAAATCTGACATACTATCCTTTATAAAATACTAAACCATGAAAAGAGGAATAAAAAAAGATATATTAATTGAAGAAATAACAAACATATTAGAACAAACGAATAAAAAATTTAATAAGAAAATAGAATTTCTAGGTTTTAAAGAAGAAAATGACTATATTTCTAAAGATAATACTCATATAATCTTACACTGTAGAGAACATAATATAACTTGGGATAATTATACGGTAAGATATTTTCTAATTAGATTTAAAGATATAGAACACTCTCCTGAATGTAATAGGTGTAGATCTATAGTATACTCTCCAGAAGATGCTTTATTGAAAGTTTTAGAGCTTCATAAAAACGATGGAAGAGATTATGACTATTCTAATATATTAACTCAATTTAAAGATATAAACAGTATTATTACAGTAATATGTCCTATTCATGGTAAATTTAATATTAAATATACAGCTTTAATTAGAAAACCAAGAAATGATAGTCATAAATCACTTGGAGGAATATGTCCTAAATGTAGAATCGAAAAACATATAGAGTCTAAAAAACATACAGATGAAGAAGCAATTAAAATAATTCATGAATTTTTAGAAAAAAGAAATAAAATTTTTGGAAATAATATAGAGTTTCTTGGTTTTGTTGGAGGAAAGTATGTAAATACAAAAACAAAATTAATTTTAAAATGTAATAAACATAATCTTATCTGGGATACTGTTTGTTTTAATACTTTAGCATGTAATAGCTCTATAAGAGGTCCTTTATGCCCAAGTTGTGATCAAGAAATTAGAAGTGGAATATCTGATCATGAAAAATATTGCTTTAAACAAGTAATTGAATTAATCAAAGGAACTAACTATTTAGCAATACAACAATTTTCAATTTCTTTGATCGACTCGTACACAGAAAAGAAAAAATCATTATTTCTAGATATAGCTATTGTAGATAAAAATAATAATTTAATATCGATAATAGAATATGATGGAAAGCAACATTATGAATTTACTTCTTTCTTTCAATCTACGTATCAAAATTTCGTAAATCAAGTCAACCGAGATAGATGTTTAGAACAATATTGCAAAGAAAATAATATAAAACTTCTTCGAATTTCCTATAAAGACAATAATAGAATCCCTGAAATCATAAAGATATTTTTCGAAGAAGGAAAAGATATAACAACAAAAGTAGAACCTAAATTATTACCAGTATTATATCATGGATAAAACATTATTAATAGATCTTAAGAAGAAGTTATTTATACGAGCAGCATTAGTCAATTTAACTTCTCTTGACGAAATTTTAGATTTAAATGACTACCTTAGTGCAGATGAAATACTACTGGAAATAATTAAGGAGTCATTAAGAGAATTTGAAAATACTCTACCATTAGTTCTGGAGATGAAAATGAACCGTTCTCAGATGTGTAGTTGTGAGAACATGGGACTTGAAGGATATTGTGAGATTAAGAGTAATTTTACATTATTTCTTGATTGTAAAATATCGGAAGATCAGATTATATTAGTTCCAAATTCTATTCCTATGTACAGAATAGGTTCTATATCTTATCCAGCTCCAGGAAACTATACTTATTTTACGGATTATAGACGTCCATATGTTTTTATGATGGATATGCCTAGCTATGATCAATTTTATGTTAGGGGAATATGTAGTCGACCAATAATTCCTGACTTTCTTCCTGATAAAACGTTTAATCCAGGATCATCTAAAGCAGCTATTTATTGGCTGAATATAGAAGAAGGATCAAGGGGTACATTTTTCATGGACCTTACATTATGTCATTTATTGAATTACATCAGAAATCTCAAAGCTTCTTTATTGCTCCCTGGTGTTTCTATTGACGTTTTATCTAATATCGACCCTGCATATCAAGAGCTTAGATCTAGGTGTGATAATTATATACTCCAATCTGGATGGTATGGAGATTTACTTGTTTAATATATAAAATTATGATAATAAAAAGAAAGTTGTATTCTCTTACAGGAACTAGAGTATTGGCTGGATTTAATAAAAAAGTTCTTAGAAAGACTCCAATGGCTGCAAAAAGATCCGCCATAAAAACACAAAATAAAGTCTTAGAAGCTACAGCAAGAGGTTTAAATAAGATAGAAGGAGTAAAAATGGCGGCAAATCAAGCAGCCATTAATCCAGGAAGAGTTGTAAATACTAAAGTAATTCAACCATCTATAGAAGCACCTATAACTTCTGTAGCTATGAAAACAGTACCTATTCCTGGAACATCTGCTTTAGTTAGTGTAGTAGGAAAACCAGAGAAAACTATGTGGAAAAAGATTGGAGTTGGTGATAAAATGTCTAAGGCTGCATCTAAGTATGTAGATAGTAAAGGAGGTAGAGTTGTAGAAGATATAGTAAATAGCTCGACTAATTATTTTAAAAATCTTATGGTATGACAAAATTTAGACAAAAACAATATACAATTCCGGAGGGTCACTATACAGGTCCTAAGGATATGGATAAGGTTCCAGGAGCTATAGAAGTAATCGGAAAATCTGCCTTAGCTGGTGCTGGTATTGGAGGAGTTACAGGTAGTCTCCTAAAAGATGCTAGTATTACCAGTGGTGCTATAACTGGAGGTAAATATGGAACTATAGCAGGTGTAGTATTAAAATTCTTCTTAAACTATTTACACAATCCAATGTCATCTATTAAATTTCAAGAAGTAGATAAATTAATTCGTCGTGAGTTTGGTATTTATAGAGCTTCTGGAGTAACTATAGGAGATTCATTAGATAAAAGAGCAAAAATAGATGAGAAGTTTAGTTTTAATGATCGAAATGTAACAGCTTATAAATTAAATTTTTCAATACAAGATAATTCCATTACCATGTATACTTTTGGAATGACCTCTAAGGAATTGGAAAAGACTTCAGATAGTTTAGACTATTACTGTAAGAAGTATACAGGGATGGAATATAGTAGTTATGCAATCAATTCTAGAAATAATTCTTATTCAGTGGCTATTGTATTTACAAATTATCAAGTTATAGCCAACTTTATAATGGAACTCAGTAATACTCTTGGAGTAAAAATAAATCTTCTTGATAACAAAGCTTTAGTTGAAAATAGAATTAAGGAAGTTGAACAGAAGGATTTTTCGGTTAAGTCTTTAAATAAATATGATTTAAAGAAATTTATTGGGAAAACGGGAAAATTTCTATTTTCCGGTAAATCTGAAGATCTTATCGGTTTAATTTATAGTGCTGCAGTAACTTTTTCTAATGATCCTGATATAATTCCTACATATCGAGGAGACTTTGGAAATAAGTACTTAGAAAATAGCCTTAAAAGACTTCGTTATGTTGAAGGTCTAGATTATACTGTTGGAGAATTTGGTGGAGATATAGGTATTAATATGTCAATGATCTCTGGAATATTCGTAATAACAGTAAATAAAGAGGATACCAACGAACTTAAGAAGATTGATTCTATTTTCTGGAATCACTTAAAAACGATAGTAAATAGGGTAGATACTGGAAAAGTAGTTGTATATAACTACACAATTAAAACAAGAAATGAATTTGATTTTATCTTAAAAAAATTCATGTCAACTGATGTAAAACCTAATATATTTGAAAAATGATAGTACCTAGAATTCGATATTTTTCAGATTTACAAGCTAGAAAGATGATAACGAAATTAACAGAGAAATTGGATAAAGATCGTATCGGGGATTATGAAGTTTCTAGTAAAATTCCCAAAGATGTAATTAGTATATATCCTGATCCATCTTCAATTAAAATATATATTCCAAAAGATCTTGAATATAGTCAGTACGAAATTGATGATTTCATTAGATCTATGGCAGCTCATATTAGAACAATTACGATCCTAGAGAGAGATATATATGTAATGAAACTATCAGGATCTCTTACTTTTGAACAGATATATAAATTAATACGTGAGATAATTGATACAGAAGAATTTTGTACTATTATTGACTGTGATTAATCTTTAAACTAAATATATACTATTATGGCGGATATGATTTCAAAAAATTTAGATAAGGCAAATAGGCTTTATTCTATTGGAATGAAAAATATAAAATTACAATTAAAACTTCTTGGGACTGAATTTGTAGTACTCAGACCAAAGAGTAATTCAAAATGGAAAAATGTTTTTGGAGGTACATATTCATCAAGTAGTACATTAGAGAACGATTATGATCAATTTACTACAATATTGATATTAAATCAGAATGAACTAAGAGATGTATGGAATCGAAACAGAGATAATCTAGAAGTATATACAGATGATGGATCTCTTGAAGTAGGGGATGAATTACAATATACTCGTGGAAAATATACATTCAGATTTAAAATATCTCTTAAAATGGGTTACTCTGAAGTAGCTGAAGTATTCTATGTTTATACATTGAATAGTATTATTGAAACTTTAGATATGTAATTATGAGAGAAAGAAATATAGAAAATGAGATTCTGAAGCAAAATAAAATTCCTGGATGTGATCAACTTACTAGACCTGAGGAAGTAAAAGCTCTTAGTAAATATCTTAAAAGTATTAGAACAACTCAAGAAAATCATACTTCCCTAGAGAAAGATAATCTAGAACTCCCTGGAAGAACAACAGGGAGGATTCCAGAAATTAATTCTCTCGAAGATTATATAGAGGGATTAGATGGGGTTCGTGGTATTAAAAGTCTATATAAAGAATCATCACGAGAACCACTTTCTGATAATAGAAACTCTGACTCGGCGGAAAATCATGGGTTGTATACAGAAAAGACACGTGAAAATCTGTATGATCCTAGGAAAACAGAACTAGAGAAACATCGTGAGGATATAGTAAATAAAAAAAATATCCTTGAACCAACCCTAGAAGACCGCCGAGAAGAATTAACTGAGGAACCAAAAGAATTAAAATCTCTAGGTACAGAAAAGTTAAATCTAGAAGGAGTTAGAGATGTAAGAAATCTTTATATAAATACAAAAGAAAATCTTAAGGTTCCAGAAAAAGATCTAGAGTTAGGAAAAGAAAGAGAATCTCTTATTGATAATCACAACCTAGAATTAGATCTAACAAGAATAGACCTTGAAGGATTTAAAGATTTATCATACAAAGAACAGCTCGAAGTAGATTCTAAAAATGAATTAGATACTACTCGAATATCTTTAGAAAAAACAATTGAAACTTCTGAATTATCTAGTTATAGAGAAGATCTTAAAGAAACGCCGGAGGAATTAGATAAGTTAGAAGATCACAGAGAAAAATTAAATAGTGGAAAAGATAATCTAAAAGAACTTGAAGATACTAAAGTTAAACTCAGAAATCCAGTAGATGATGCTGAACTTTCTAAAACCAAAGTATCTTTAGAGAGAACCGTAGAAGATAAAGAGTTAGAAACTTATAGGGAAAATCTTAGGAAAACGCCGGAGGAGTTAGATGAATTAGAGAATCATAAAGAGTCTCTTAGAAGTGGGGAAGAATTAAAGAGTTTACCTGAAGATAAAATAACTCTTGGAGGTACTGTAAAGGTATTAGAAGAACTTGGAAACACTAAAATAGATTTGGAAGGTACTGAAGAGTCTGAGATATCTACTTTAGAGGATTATAGAGAAAACTTAAGTGTAGAAGATAATAATTCTCTTGAAGATACTAGGGTAGATCTGAAAGGTACTGTAGAATACGAAGCTTCTGAGTTAGAAGATGCCAGAATCAACTTAACCGGAACAGAAGAATCCGAACCTAAAGCTCTAGAGAATGAAAGAATTGATCTAGAAAATACTGAAGAGTCTGAGATATCTACTTTAGAGGATTATAGAGAAAACTTAAGTGTAGAAGATAATAATTCTCTTGAAGATACTAGAATAGACTTAACTGGAACTAAAGAAGCTGAGATGTCTGAACTTGAGGATTATCTTGATGATCTAGAAAATACGAAGGATTATGAGGCTTCTGAGTTAGAGGACACTAGAATAGATTTAACCGGAACTAAAGAATTCGAACCTAAATCTTTAGAAGACGAGAGAATAAACTTAGAGGGTACTAAAGAATATGAATCAAGTTCTTTAGAAGATGAAAGGATAGATTTAAAAGGTACAGAGGAAGCTGAACCTGAAAGTCTTGAAGATTTTATAGATAAACTTGAAGATACTAGAGATTTTGAGTTAGAAGATGAAAAACTCGAACTCCCTGAAACTTCTGGAGATGGATATGAAGGTTATACTCCATTAGGTCCGGAAGAATTAGATAGTCTTGGTGGAAATATCAATAATTTCTATGATTCTCTCCTTGAAGTTCCAGAAATAGCTGATGCTCCTAGACAATCTGGAGATTATACTCCTCTTGGCCCAGAAGAGTTAGATAGTCTTGGTGGAGATCTTGGAAATTTTTACGATTCTATTCTAGAAGTTCCAGAAACAGATAATGAAAATTATCTTTCTCCAGAAGAAGTAGAAAAAATCATAGAAAATCCTACTTATTTCTATAACCAACAAAAAGAAATTCCAGATGCACAAGCTCCTGATGGACAAGAAATTTATAAATATTCAGAAAATCCTGAACTATCTTCTGAACAAGTAGAAGGTCCTCCTATGAAATTACCTAAATTTGGATTAGAATCTCTTAATTTAAGTAATTATCTTAGATGGACTGCTGAAAAAGCCGTGGGCTGGACTGGAGTACATGGAGAGGCAAGACAACTTCTTGTTAATGAAACACTAGCTGGTTTGGTAGTAGCTAGAGACGAGCTTGAAAAAGTAACTAAATCAAATCGATATAGACTCCCTGGAAATGATGGCGGTTTATTGGGTGATTTAGTATCTGGAGGAGTTTCTGGTGCACTTGACAACCTAGGAGACAAGCTCGGAGATGCTGTTAATAGTATCGTTGGAAGCAAATCAGTAGATATATCTAATCCTTTGAATAGACCAGATGAAAATAAATTTAAATATAATGGATTTGAAGAAGCGAATACACGATCAACTAGTAGTAATGCTTCTAATCCTATAAAAAGTCAATCTGTATTTTCTTATGATGAAATCGAACTCTTAAGTAAAATAACTAATGAAGGAGCAAAGAAAAATTCATCATCATCCTTTTGGAAAAAAGCAGGTAGTGCTTTAAAAGATATGGCTTTAGGATCTTCTGGAGGAGAAAGAACATACAGTTTTAAAAATAATTATATTTCAGGTAAAGGTATATTAATTACTCTAGAGGAATTATGTGGGATATCTAGCGATACTGACGATACTAATACTGTAGAAGGTTTATATAATGTATTAAAATCTAGCCCATTTATTACAACTCCAGATAAATTTACCTCAACAGGGTATTCAAATTATAATATTCAAACATTAGATACTAATGCTTTCTGGGAAATTGCTCTTGAACCTTATGCAGGGCCTGAAAATGGAGATCTTAATTATCTTCCTGGAATCCACGAAATAAATATAAGAAATATCGTAATGCATGGAGTAAATACAGCTTATAATAAATGGATTCCATTTACTAGTTTTGATCTTCAAAAATCTAAAATGACATCAAAAACACTGAGCTTGTATGATGGTGAAATTAGTTATCCTGTTTCAATGGAATTTACTAATGAACTTCGAATAACTATCGCCGACGATCAATATAAATCTTGGAGACGATACTTTGAAGAATGTGCTAAAGCTGCAATTTATAATAGCGAAGGACATACATCTGATTATTATATACTGCCCCCGGATGAATATTCACTTACAGCAATAGATACTAATAATGTGTGTATTGCTATGTATAAAAATATATGCTTCAGATGTAGAATATATGTTATGACACCACAATATAGTACAATTCAAAAATTTGATTTGCTTTTAGTAATGAAAGATTTCTCTGAAGAGTATACAGGGGATATTGGAGACGGTGCAGGAGATCTTACGGTATCATTTAGTATCGTAGGAGAGAATCCAAATGAAGGAAAAATTCCAGAAGTTAAGGTAATACAACATAAAGCTCCCGATAATTCTTCAAAAACAGATTACGGTTCTATAGTAGAAAGTGGAGTAAATTCAGTAATGAAACTAATTAAATAATATAAAGCTATGTATTTAAGATTAGGAACAACTAATATAAAGTACTCCACTGAACAAGATGATTTTACAGTATTTTCTGAAGTTGTAGATTCTAAGATGTCATATGAGAAACCAATACTTGTGAGAACTCCTGATGAACTTGATATTTGGTTTGGATCAGATTTTCCAGGGAAAGATTATTATGATGAACTTTTAGAATCTGGAGTTACTTTATTCTTATATAGACCAATTAAGGTTGAACAAAATACTAATGCTCCTGACTATGTTGACCTAAAAGAGTATTCTATAGATCAAAAATTATACTATAACTTAACAGAACTTCCAGAAATCGGAGAAGATAAAGTTTTGTATAAGGTAGTAACAGGAGAAGGCGAATATAAAGAGGGAAATTTGTGGTATACTCTTTATATATATTATCTAGGAGAATATATGAAAATCCTAGAATTACCACAAAATCTTGACACTAATAATACGAGTTCTCTAGAAAATAGGGATGTATTAAACATAAATTATCCAGGTTTTATTGGACCTGAATATTGTTATCCGAAATATATAGAGGAAGGAGATGTTGATTATACTGAAAAAATTAATGAAGAAATATTATTATCTCATCTTCCTGACTTGCTAAGAGTATCAAAAGGGTATGAAACTTTAGCTTATTCTTTAGTATATAACCCTGAGATAGATTTTCACCCGATAGACGAGGGATTAACTTCTAAATATATAATCCTGAAAAAACTTAAAAATGACTCTTATGAAAATATAATGATTTGGTTTAAAGAGGAAATTAATAGTATCCCTAATATTCCAAGTCAGTATTATGATGAAGCAGTCGAGGTCGAAATCAAAGCCAAAGAAAGTAATAAGGAAATTTTCAAGAGGTTAGTAGAAGTTATAATTCCAAGTCAATTAGGTTATACAGTCGAAGGAAATATCTCGGAGGGTTACAAAATATACACATCATATTCTGTTCAGGTTACTTATTTTACTAATATTACTGATCTATTATTCGAACCAGATTTTAACACTACACACAATATACTATCAAAAATCTCGAGCGGAAGTACTAGAGTGAGATTTATATCTAAAACAACTGGTACTGAAGGTGGAGATCCCGAATACTTAGATAGTGATATTAGTGTAAATATTGAGAAACTGAAAGGAGATGATAAGTATAGAGTAACAATCAAGAGGTATAAATATCAAGAAATTTATGAAGGTGGTTTATTTACTATTGGACAGGAAAGACTTGATACTATAATTACTTCAGAGTCTAAATTAGTTAGATGTATTCTCTCAACATCTTACATAAATCGAGAAACAGGTGAAGAGGTAGAATATAAAAAAGGTACTAAAGAATCTGAATTACCTTCTGGAACATGGTATCTTAAACGAGCCTGGAAAGAAACGGCCGAAGATATAAATGGGGAATATTGGAAAGCGGCAGAGGCTATTTTTGGATCTGACAACGCTGGAATTATCGATTATTTCTTAGTCCCTGATATCTATAAATACTCGGCCGGAATGAAGACAGGCTCAGAGACTAGTTATTATCCAGAATACGAGAGATTTTTAGGGTATGCAAGGAGTTTAGGTTTTCAAGTATTATTCCAAAATTCTGATAATGGATGGACCTACGTAGAAACTCAAGAACTCCCATCGGCCGAAAATATAACCTCAGGAACAATTTATATAGTATCACAACCCACTGGAGGAGTAAAATTCTATAAAGTGGAAAACGGAAACTTAATAGAAACAACTGATCCTGAGGAAACTAATACGGCCGGAAATAACTACGTCTTTAATTATACCTCTGACACTGATAATCGACTCTTATATTTTTATCGAGGGCAAACAATTTTCGGACAAGATAGACCTGGATATTATTTACATATTAGAGGGCTCTTACAAGATATTTACTCAATAACTAGCGATCAGATCTTATATCAAACACCTACAACAGATCCTTACACCTTTGAATCACCAGAAGAAAAACTTGAAGAATACAAAAGTAATTATCTAGTATTTAATAACCAGATATATTATTATAAAAAATATCAAAATGGACAAGACTTCAATACTTCAGGGTGGATGAGATTCTGTATAGGAAAAGTGGCTAGAGAATTGGAAAAGAATAAATGGAAAATTCTTAGTACTAAATCAGCCGGAGATATAAGAGCTAGAATAGAACAGATCTTAAATAGAATATCAGCTGGGTACTCATATATAGATTCATTAGTTATTACTGGATTTTACCTAGACTTACCAAATAACAGACTAGGACTTGAAGTGGAATCTAGAATGAGCGACTTAGTAGATAATGATATGACGATCGATATAACTTTAAATTACGATAAAAAATAATAAAAACTATGGCAAGCGTAGCAAGTTTAGTCCGCGGAAGTGACGGATACATGAAATTTATTGACTATCAAAGTACATATAAAGATAATAATAAAGAATTTCTTCGTGGTGACATGTGGGAACTTCAATTCATTAATGTACCTAAGATAAATAATTGTCTTAGTAAAACTTTGTAAACTGCTGGAAGATCAAGTAAAGATAAATCAGCAAAAATAGATAAAAAATCTATTTCTCAACGACTATTAGCAAAGAAAAGAAATAGCCATAGATTTCTTTTATGATATAGTCTAAACATAGAACAAATGTTTGAGTTTATTTCCCTGGTACTGATATTTTCAATGCTAGATTAAATGCCGTTCAGGTAGGTATTGATTATAGTGTATCAGGTTTTGAAAAGAGAATGCGTGGTAATTATACTATCATTCAGAAGACAGGTCAAAACACATCTGGAACCCTGTCGTTGGCTTTTGTAGATAAGGAAGATCAGGCAATTACTTACTGGTTTGATAATTTAAAAGTTGTCCATTAAGAGATTAAAAGTTCCTTAATGAATCTTTGTGAACTGCTGGAAATATCTCGTTATAGTTATCTCCATCGCTTAAGATTTAGGATTAAGAGCGATGAACCTAATATAACGAAAAAATAATCAGCAGAAATAGATATGATTCTATTTTTCAACGACTAAGTACAAAGAAAGAGGGTTAAGCCATAGTTCCTCTTTATGATATAGTCTAGTATGATTTAAAACAAAAACCATAAGGACTATCGCCAGAAAATTGCAGATCGTGATACTAAATATTCTTTCAGAAAGGATGACTTAGTATGCGACCTTAGATTAATCTTAACTAACTCAAGCCGTATCAAAGTTCGTACTCTTAATTTCTATAACTGTATTCTTCAGGATGCTCCAATTGATGAAAATGGGCAGACTGAGGACGGAACCGATTAATAGCTTAGTCGCTTAAATAATAAAATTTAAGAAAATTATACTAAAATGCTGGAAAAATCTTGGTTATACCAAGTATAAATCAGCAAAAACTATTAAAAATAGTTTCTCAACGACTAAATGTATAACTTAAGAAGTATTAATTCTTAAGATGATATAGTCTATAATATATTAATGTATATTAACAAATGCGAGCAGATATCCAAGTCAGCTTTTTCAAATGAAGAAGCATAAAGTAATATAAACTTTATGAAAAATTCTATAAAATGCTGGAATATCAAATAGATAATCAGCAAAAATTAGAAAAGATCTAATTTCTCAACGACTAAATATAGAACTAGGGAAGAAATATAACCTAGATGATATAGTCTATTCATTAATAAAAATAGTTAATGATTTTGAAGCAATTTGAACATTTTGGAAAATTTCATGGTGTTTTCTACAAGAATTGCTGGAAAATTTGTATCTTTGTATACAAATAATCAGCATCCTAGATATTAACATAAATCTAGGTTCAACGACTATGTATGTAGACTGAGGAAATTCCTTAGGTGATATAGTCTGTCATGAGGTGAAATTCATTGATTAACGTATGAAAGAACTTTTGATAATATTTAAAAAAATAACTTAATAAACTAGAAGTATCTAATTTATTATTTCTTATGATTGCAAGGAAGGGTGGATCTGATCAATCTGCCCTTCTTCATAAGAAATATATTAGATATTCCTTAAAAAAAATTGCAATCAATATGAAACTTAGAGCAAAAGATACTGAAAGTTTTATTCAAAAAAGTAAAGATAAATATGGTGAAGATGCTTTAGATTATTCTGAAGTAAACTATATTGATAAATTAACTCCTGTAAAACTAATATGTAAGAACTGTGGGAATATATTTTATCAATCACCAGCAGAACATTTAAGAGATAGAAAGAAAATATCTTGTCCTAAATGTGCAGTAATAGATTCCAGAGAAAGAAGGTCTATTAAACAGAAAGAAGTTTGGTTAAGGAAATGTAAAGATAAGTTTGGAGATAAATTTGATTACTCTAAAGTTAATTACATAAATAATAAATTAGATGTATGGATTTATTGCAATAGTTGTAAAAAATGGTTTAAACAATCTCCACATCATCATATTAGAAATATTCATGGATGTCCTTTCTGTGCAATGAAAGAGAAATCTGGGTATGAATTTATGGTTGAGAGTTATCTTGAATATTTAGTAAAAAATGATAAAATGTTATCATATAATTCAGAATACAGTATTTTAAATAGGATAGCGGGAAGGAATTCTAACAAAATAATGATAGATTTTAAATTAAATATAAATAACTTAGAATATTGGATAGAAGTTAATGGTCAGCAACATTACAAATTTATAAATTTCTTTCATAAAACAAAAGAAGATTTCCAAAAACAATTAAAAAGGAATGAAAATGTTAGAGAATACTGTAAAGAAAATAATATAATTCTCATAGAAATTCCATATACTTACAATACATATGAGAAAATATCTGAAGTTCTAAGAAGAATTTTAATTGGTGGTGAATCTCCAAATATAATAGCTCAGCCAAAAATAATACAACCATAAACAATAAAGGAGAGTAACTTTGATCGGTTACTCTTCTACTAAACACTAAAACAAATTATTATGAATTTATTAGATATATTATTCCCTAAAAGAAAGCAAGAAAAAGAAGAATTAAAAAATCTAGAGCCAGAGATAAAAAATCTAGAAATTACTTTAGGATTATATGGAAGAACTAATACTGAAGTTTATTACGATCCATTATATGAACGAAATAGAGGAAGAATATATGATCTCAAGGGTAGAAAAGAATACCTAGAAGATCTTAAAAAACGATTAAGGAATAAATATAAAAGCCCTAATGTAATAAAAGCTCGCGGAATATTCTCACCTAACAGTTCTGAAAATACTGGTTTAATATTTAATCCTATTATAAGAAA